TTTTTAATGATGTGCTACAAAATCCCATATTTGGAAAAGTGCGAGTTTTCAAACTAGGCATTTTGTAGCACATCATTAAAAAAAAAATTGATTTGGATTGGCGGCAACATTCCAAGAGCATCAAGGCGACAGAACTGACTACAAAATGGCGACTATCACTATCACCACCGATTTTGCCCCCGAAATATGGGAACAAATCAAGGAATATGCTGGGATATTTCCACTTCCCGCCAATATCGTTCATTTTGATAAACTGACTTTTGAAGAACTTAAAGATAGTATTGACGATATTAGAGAACTCAACCCATTTGCTTTATTGGGTATTGATAGTGTTTATAGTGTTCTCACTTATGGAGAAAAATGGAACGATATTTATGATGACTATGAAAACGACCCGTTGCTTCAATACTCGGGGGGCAAGTATTTTGATGGAGGCGAAGAAGTAAAGGCAGAAGAAAAAAAAGAGATGCTTGTTAATGTGATACAAAATGAGTATTATCGGCGCACCTGCGGGTGGGAAAGAGAAGATAAGATAGAATTTTGGAATAAAGTGAGCGAACTAATTACAGAATGTTTTGAAGAAAGAAAGCGGGAAAAAGAACGGGCAAAACAAAAACGGGCAAGGAAGAAAGCGTATAAAGAAACCCCAAAAGGTATGATTGCCGAAATTAACAAGATTGAAAACGAGAGAAGAAGACTGATGAAAAGACGGAAAGACGACAAAGAAAAACTGGATAAACTGACTATAAAGGGCGATGAATGGAGAGCAAAATTGAATAAAAAACGGGACGAAATCCGTTATTCAAACGACAAAAAATAATTAAAAAAGAATAAAAATAAAATTGATTTAGATTTTTGTGAATATTCTAACAGCACCAACGCTACAAAATGGAGAACACAAAAAAAGATATTAACAATCGGTTTCCAATCTTGCCTATCATTTACCGACCTGTTGGTTGTCTCTTTTTAGATGTGTGTGACCCTCACGCATTTTGGACTATTCGTATAAGTGTTGAAGAATATTTCCCTGATTGTGTAATAAAAGAATATGATATTTATGACCTTACTAAATATATTGAAGAGAAAAAACTTGAAGTAAAAAATATTAAATTATACATCTAAAAGCATAATTCAACGGATTTGTAAAAAAGAATAAAAATAAAATTGAAGTTGATTGACCGCATATTTTTTATCAGCACCAACGCGACAAGATGGCGACAATTAACCGACTTTATGAACTTCCTGACCCGGACGACGATGAAAAAATATTGTTTGATGGGGTGATGAATTATGATAGTATTAACGAAATGAAAGATTTGATAAATCGTCGTAGATTGAATATTGCGAAAAGTAATATTAAAGATATGGAAGCACTTGTAAGGCAAGGAGGAGGCACAAAAGATAAAGGTGCTAAATTGATGAAAATGTATTACAAATCAAGCGTTATTGAAAGCATCTTATTCCAAAAACTATGCGAAGGAGATGTGGGCGAAGCAAAAAAATATTTAACCAAATTAAGAGATATATTTGTTGATATAGATATGTATATGAGCGATAAATCCAAGGATAAAAATGACGGTATGAACGAAGGAGATTATAAGGAAATGACTGAAAAAATTGGAAAGGACGAAAACGGGATTTCAAAAATCATAGATTTTAATGAAGAAGTTTTACTGTATAATCATAACGAATTAATGGAATTATTTGAGGATTTAGATATATACAGAGAAGGCGCTAATTTAAATATTGATACAGGAAAAGGATTATTGTGTTATACATACAGGGTGTAAGTCCGTTGAAATAAATTCCAAAAAAAAAATTAATATTATCCCATAATATCTTTCTTTACTCTATCAGTCAATTTAACATCTTTAAATACGATTTTAACATCAAATTTATCTTCAAATGTTTTTATTCCGCCTTGTAAGGTGGGTTTCGTCCATAAAATTAAGTCACTCATACTGCTCGGCGTGTGAATACCTTTGGGTTCGTGTGCGTGCCTTTTTATATATCTTTGTCTTATTTTTTCTCTTTTTATTTTATCCGGTTCATAGAATTTAGAGGATTTATCGCTCATCAGGGTAAAATCGCGAAAACCAGTCGCCCCGAACCGATGACTGTGTCCGTATGACGGCATCAACATAGTAAATTTTTTGCCGGGTTTGTCGCTTCTAAATAAGAAAACTTTATCTTTCATATATATATAATGATATATAAAAGAGATTTAGAGTTTGGATTTAAAATGGAAGATGACCTATTTGAGAAAATAAAAGACAAATATGGAAAGAACATCTGTAAAACAGGAAAAAATTGTAGGGTTGATTATGAGAGCGATGATGTATTGATAGAATTAAAATCCCGAAGAAATAATTACAGCAAATACCCGACAACTATGATAAGCAAGGGAAAAATAGACTATATGTTAAAAAGTAATAAAAAGTCAATTTGTCTTTTTAATTTCACGGACGGTCTTTATACGATAGAAATAACAGAAAATATTGTGGAGAAGTTTGAGTTGCGAGAAGGTGGAAGGTGGGACAGAGGCAGACCTGAAATGAACCAATATTATTATATACCGATTAATTTGCTTACCAAACTTGTATAAAAAATAAACAGTAAATATATATGTTTAATGACGATGTGGATAAAGATAATTATGAAACAGACAAAATTGGTTGGGAAATAATAAAAGATTACATACCAAAAGACAAAACTTTATGGTGTCCTTTTTACTGTAAAGGGACACAGAAACAATATTTAAATGAATTAGGTTTTACTGATGTAATCCACAAAGACGAAGATTTCTTTAAAAATGATTACCCGGATACAGTCGTTATAGATAATCCGCCATTTTCCAAATTTAAAGAAGTTTGTATAAGATTAAAAGAGTTGGATAGACCATTTATTATTATTGGATTTTCAAAAATAATATTAATGAAATGGTTTCAAAAACTTTTCAAAGATGACTTACAAATTATTATTCCTTTTACAAGACCCACATTCAGTCATAAAGATAGACCAAAAAAAGGATACACCCCCCCCTTTGGAGTTCAGTATTATTGCTATAAAATGAATTTAGAAAAAGATATGATATTTATATAAATGAACTTTACAAAATGTTCGGGAAAACCATTAGCGATTGAATATAATGAAAAACATTTATGGAATATGAAATTAGCGTGTTATTGTCCTCATTGTTCTCTCACCACAGAACGAGAACCGACGCCATATAAAATCATACAGACTGAAACTGGTTATATTGAAATATTTGATGAAACCTATTATGAAATAAAAGACAAAAAATATGAAGAAATCCCAATAAGCGATAATCCACACGACCCATTCAGTAGTCACCACCGCCGTCCAAATGAAGTGTGTTATTATACAAATGTATTAGAAAATGAAGATACAGAAGAAGAAAATGAAGATTTGTAATTAGAAATGTAAAATATGTAAATATTGGATATTTGAGTTATTTTATTCTCTAATCAAGAATTCACAAAATAAAAAGTAAATATTTGAAATATGGATAAAGTTGCTATATAATAATCAGCAATCATAAGTGTAAAGTGTAAAGTGTAAATTACCTATTTAAAAATAATATTGAAGAATACACCTCTATCTCCTTTTATCATTTTTAATTTATCATATCTTACACCATAATCAGTAAGTATAATATTTAATCTCTTAATATCTCCTTTACTTTTATAATCTAAATCCAGTAAATCGCACACAACTCGTTTGGATAAATAATCACCTTTATTTTCTGTAAAACGAAAACCAGCATTAATCTTTTTCATAAATAGTTTTTTGTCTATTTCTTCTTTTATTAGTTTCATCTTCTCTGTGTGCCTACGCTTTTCTCTTTTCATTTGGAAGTTCGCTTGAATATCGGCGTGTGTTTTGCTGCTTCTAAAATAATCTATATATTGTGTGCTGTATATCTTATTTGTAAAATCGTCATCAGGAATAGTCATATAAAATTTAAAATCCCATTTTTTCCCACGCTTTTCAATACGATATATAGATTGCGACAACCAAACATCAAACTTTTTATCGTGTTCCCAGTCATCATATTCTATCAACTGTATTTCATACATTTTTTTTGGTCTTTTTTCCACATTACTTAAATAATTCACAATTTTATTGCGTAGAACATTTTTGGTTTCCGGAATATCTACGAGTGCGGTTAATATCCCATTTCCAGTTATTACATATATATATTCTCCGCTTTTTGTAGTTAAATATCTTTTCAATTTATCAAAATCAAACTTTTTATTATAAAAAGCAATCTCAATAATATATCCAAAATATTCTTCATTCAATCTTTCGCTAATTCCGTTCATATATCTATATTATCATTATATTTTTTTAAATCAATTTTTTAAAAAAATATTAAGTTAAATAGTTGCCCCCAATATCACAATATCTCCAAAAAGCAATCTCCAAAAAATCCCGTTCTAAATCTTTTTTTAATTTCATAGCATCAAAAGTCCAGCGAATTTTATTTTCTTGTGAAAAAGCATCTTCGCCGTCAAACCAGTCGCTAAAAAATAATAATTCTTTGAGGTAGGGATATGTGGGACGCTGATAAAGAATAATTTGATTTATTAAGGCAGGTTCTAAAATAGACAAATTCATATATAAATAATGACTAAAATAAATTTATAGAACAAACATCGCTGCTTTACCAGCAGCAGTCGCCCCTTTACGGGCAACCTTCGCCCCCATTTTCGCCGCCCCTTTGGTGTTCTTCGCCGCCTTAAAACCAGTTTTAGCGAGTTTTTTGGTAAGTTTCGCCGCCTTCATTCCTTTTCCTTGCTTGACCGCTTTTTTCAATTTTTTCGCCTGACGCTTTCCACGCTGAACGAGTTTCCCCGCTTTATCCGCTTTTTTTGACCCCGAACTGATTTGCTTGAATATGTTAGTCATTATATATTTTAGAGAGAAAATGTTAATTATTCATTTTCATTTTTGTCTATTATTAGTTCATTATAGTTCCGGAAGAACCTAAAATCGCTTCCCTTGCGAAGTGAGGTGTCTATCAACAAAAAATCATATCTCCCTTTGTATGCCGCCGCCATTAATTCGTCTGCGTCTTTTTTCGGCATCATCATAAATTCTTCTTGTATTGTATTTATTTCTCGCATCGTTTTTGGTTTGAATAAAAAAATCATAGAAGCATTACTTCGCAGGGCAGGGGATAAATCCGTTGATTTATGGGCGACCACAATAATACTTAAATTTTTGTGGCGACGATTTTTAATAACTTGATTTAATCTTTTCTCGTTTTCTCGTGTTCTCAACTGACTACTCACATCGTCCAGTATCAATAAATTATGTAAGTTGTCCTCTACCGCATCTTCGCCAATCTCGTCTAACATCTCAAATACATCGTCGTTCAACTCAACGAACTTTTGGTCGTCTGCTATTTTTTCCAACGGACTATTTTTGATTGTATCCGCACTCGGCGACACAAAAATAACCTTATTAAACATCTTACGGTAAGAGAGTTTGCGTTTTCTATCTTTTGTGAATTTATTTGACCGGATAAGATTGATAATTAAATTGGATTTTCCCGAACCACTCGCACCTGAAATGATGTAAAAAAAACTGGTATTCATCAAAGGTTCTGCGATACTTATTCCTTTTTTATCACATATAATTTTATCACAACTCATTTCTACCTTGTTAATATTGAGTTCTGTGTTTTCTATTTCGGTAATCTTCATATAAAATAATCAAAGATAAAAATTAAATATTATACAAATATCATAGATGGGA